CACATTCCAACCATCATATCGTCATTGGACCGGATGATGACCCGTCGAGGCTTCTGAAGTACGAGCGTGGTGAGTATATGAAGTTTTTGGAGCCTAGCACGTGGAGCGGGCGCTCCAAGGAGTACTTCTATGAGATACGCAAGTGTCAAAACGGCCTGGCTACGTATAGGGCCGTTTACGTCGGCGACGAGCTGCCGCTCGGCGAACGGTTCGCGACGTTCAAGTTTCCAGTCGTGACTTCAGAAGATATGGTGTTGGTGACGATAAATAGGGAGCTAGCCGCTGGGAGTTTTGTGTCCCGGTCGAACAATGCACGCGAGCTGGCTGAGCTGTCGAAGAATTGCGCCATCGAAGTCAGGAAGGAGCTGTTCAGTTCCGCCGTTACGTACATTATGTCGTTGCAGAAAGACCAAGACATAGTCGGCAATGCTATCAGGTATATCCAGCAACACAATTATGTGGACCTGGTAGAAGGCGTCAGGGTAATACGGTGCCCGTCCCTCGGTTACGCTGATGCACTATGCGTGGCGATAGTTTGCGCGCTCGTTGCGTTTGATTTTCGGTGGAAGCTGACAGCCGAGAGCGTTCCAATAATTAAGAGGTCTGTAGCCGTGACAAAGATGGCGGAACACACCCCTTTTGGTGCATTGGGAAGGATAGCCTGGCTGTTTGGTGCGTATGTACAGGACACTACCGAGTCGTTTACGGGTAGGTTGCACGCGCGTGCTGCAGAGGCTTTCTATGGGTCGGAGTACATTCCTGGGGTGTGTTATGATGTGTATATGGATTCATCGTACCAGATGGAGGGGCAATGGATGGAGCCGCATCTACTTCAGTTGAAGGGCGCGGACTATGACAAGGAGACCTTGCTGAGTGCTCGGGACCCGTTCATAGGCTTCTTTGGGGATAACGTAGACACCAGTGCCCCCACGGCCATTCCGGTGCAAGAGAAGTCGTTGGGAGAGAAAATGTATAGTCCCCCGCCGTATGTGCCCAATACGGTC